CTTTTGTGCCCCAGTTGCTTTCCATGACCAACTCAGGCGCAACAGCTTGAACGTCTTGAGCCACAACACCAAGCGTAAGGCCAAAATCTTCCTCCATGTTTTGGTCAACGTAGTTGAACGTCTGCACAGGGATGGCGCAGATGACATCAAGGTACGGCTTGGCAGGGGCAAAGTTAGTTTTCTCTCGGCGGTCAGACAGGTTGCTGTTATTGCCGCTAAAGTTTGCAATGCCTCCGTTTGAATAAACGGTAAATCGCAGCGATGACGAATCTGTTGCGTATAAAAAGCTGTTACTTGCGACGTTTGGCGCGGTCGAATAACTCAACCCTAAACCGAAAGGAGAAGCATTGGTGTTTCGGAAATGGCAGACGAAATCACCTGTGGATGATTCAACATATAACTTGTTGGTAGCAGTAAAACCATTAAAACGACTCGTAGCCCCCACCAGCAAGTTACCGCTGTTATCAAGCGTCATCGCCTGAGTAAAGGAGATAGCATTACCTGCTGTGCCGGAGGGGGCGTTGAACCATCTATGCGCCCCTTGAAATTGGTCATAAATAGTAGATGAAGTGCTAGATGCTATATATTTCCATCCAGCGTTATAGTAGGCGTTATGGGTAATATTTGCTGAAGTAGTATTGCCAGCATAATTTGCATAATTTACTTGAACAGTTTTAAAGGTTGCATCCCAAGCACTAGGAGTAACCCCCAAGCCGAGGTTGCCGGAGGAGTCGAGGCGCATGCGTTCTGTGCTTCGTGTATAAATAGCAACCGCATCGCTTACAGTAGCATTTGTTGAGTTTCTTGAGCCTATTACTATTCCGCTAACATATCCAGAAGAAACGCCTTGAGAAATTTCAATAGCGGTGTCGTCATAATAGCTACCAATAAAACTTGTACGACTTGAAGCATCACTTGTTAATCGTGTTGCGGCAAGCGCGGAACTTAAACTTAAAGAATAAGCACTACTTGCTGTTGGCAATGAGCCGCCATTTATACTAAGTCTTGCACTTGGCGAACTCGTCCCAATACCTACATTCTGTGAAGTATCAATAGTGACTGCGGTTGTGCCTGCTGACTGCAAAGTTAAGTTTGTTGCAGTTGGGCTTGTAATCGTAGTTACTGTTTCTTTTGTAACTGTGCTATTACCACTGCTAACAGTGACATTAGCTAGTGTGATGTTGTTTAGCGTGGTAACAGTGTTACCTAGCTGTACAGCAGTGTTACCGATAGTAACAGCGGTAGAAAAGTTACTGTCTAGTTGAGACAGGGGAATGGCAGCGGTTGCTGTACCAAATGTATACGGAACTGGCATTTTAGAACCTCACTCTCAATTCGTGTTCAAACTCAATCGTGTTAATGGTAAATGCAGGGTCAGAAGAAGTCATCGTCAAACCCAAATACTTACCATACTGTTGTGCATCTGACTTGTACAGGGCATACCCGTTACTTGTCAACCATGCTATTGTCGCCAAACTGTTGTTCTGCCAAGGGATTGTTGTCCCTGAATTGTTGTACCAAGTCACACTGTTGTTCAACGTGTAAACAGGACTAGAGCCAGCCTCACTGTCTACAGTTATGTTGAAAGTCGCTGCTTGGGTAAGCGTTGCCTCTACACCAAATTTTAATGCTTGCTTGGTGCGAATGGGGTCTTTCATGGGAGATAAAGCTGTTGCAATAGTGCTAGACACGTTTGCTGTAGCATCCCCATACAACTTGTACAAAGCGGTATCTGCTACCCCGTACAGGTTGATAACCCCGCCAACAGGGGCAGAGTTAACCAAATTAAGAGCATTACCCTGACTGGTGATAAACCACTTCTTCTCAAAAAACACCGCCTGAACATACCGCCCACCTGTGGCGTAGGGGTAGGAGGCAGATAGGTAGAAGTTAAATGCGGCTGTCAAGATGTTGTTGAGCAAGACCTGACCACCTGATACGGGCTTGGTGAAGTCTATGTAAGGGAACAGACCATCTAACTGGTCAGAAATCTTGGATGTTGTAGAGCCTACCAAGGCATACATTCCGTAGTTGTTCATAAACAAGACTGAGCGGAAGTAAGGGAAAACACCATACTTCAGCTTAGAGCCTACAGAAGCAGACACGTTTGTGTTGGTAAACAGGGTAGAACCTGTAGAGGTTACCCGCAAGTCAGAGAAGACGTTGATACTGTCTTCACCGAAGATGTACAGAAAGTTGTTAGCAGACAATAGATATTGGATGTTGCCATGCAAGGTGGAGTCTGTAAGCGTTACCGCACCAGCAGAGACAGACACAAAGTCGTAGGGACTGGTAGAGGCTGAGTAGGTAACTGTACGACCTGTAGCCACCCACACCCTTCCTGAGAATGTAGCAATACTGACAATCTGTTCTAAGTTAGGAACTCCTAACGCAGTAGCAGTTGTGTTTCCTGTGGGTGTAGGGGGTGCGGCTATGGTGACAGTAGGTACAGATGTGTAGTTATCCCCTACGTTGGTCATGATGACCCCTGTGATGGCGTTACCAGACACAATAGCAGTTCCTGCAGCATTAGCACCACCGCCACCAGTTATGGTCACTGCGGGAGGTGTGTTGTAACCAGACCCGCTATTTGTTACTTGTATGTACAGCGCGCCCTTGGTGAAGGTCAAAACTTGGGCAATAGCAGTAGCACCTGTACCGCCACCGCCTGTAATCGTTACTGTAGGTGCGGCTGTGTACCCGCTACCACCGTTGGTGATAAAGATGGAAGACACCGCATTAGCTGTGATGGTGGATGTGGCTGTAGCTTGGACACCATTTGTCTGATTCGGGGCAGAGATGGTGACTGCTGGCGCAGAGGTGTAGCCTGAACCTTTGGCTGTAATTCCTATAGTTCCTACAGAGCCTACGTTGATAAGGTCTGTGCCATCCCAAGTAAACAATCCTTTGTCGGGGTCACCTATGAACACACGCTCATTCTTGTACTGGGCAACAGATACGTTGGCAGAAGAAAACGTACCTGTAACCGCTATATTGCCTTTTGTTAGGGTATCTATCTTGTAATACTCACCTCTACCATTGGACTCAAAACCAAGGATGTAGTTAAACAAACCAAGATTACAGCTCGTCAAGGTAGTTACAGTGTTGCCAAAAGATACAGCGTTGTTGCCACCATCCTTGATAGTTACTTGAGCGGGGACAATCTTGATATTGCCATAGCCAACAGGCATGGCGTTCTCAATCCAAGAGAATTCTTCTTCATCAATAGCCGTTCTGTTGGCCTTGGTGTTAAGACCTTTGAAGTTCTTGATGACAGCATAGGACTTCTTTTGCTCTGCTGCTGCCATGATTAAAACGTAGAGTAAGGGTCAGGGATGCGCCTAGTGAATGTGCTGTTCAAGACTGCATTCACTTGCTTGAGATATTCTTGTTTGTATATTTCCGCTTCACCATAAGACTGCTCTTTGTACTTGGCTTTGTAAGCCGCATAGAAAGCAACAGGCGTGGTGTAAGGACTGGTAATCTGGTCAGTTACGTTCGGATTGGTGGCTGTCAAAGCTGTAGGCAAGATGGTTGAGTCAATCTCTACAACATACGCTTGGTCAGGCACAGGCCCTATGTAAATGGTGTTTTGTCCGTAGACAGAAAAGCAAACAGGTCTACCTACATAGTTCTGCCAATAACGCAACTGGGCATTGAAGTTTGACCAGGGTAGGTATCGCAGAGGAATACGGCTGTTACCCCAGTAAATATTGACGTTCAGGATGTCTAGCGTTGCACCGTTGGTCAATGTTCCGTAGGGAATAATCTCAGCGGGGCCAGAATATTGCAGTGTGGCTGTACCGTCTGTGAATGACGTAGACGGTGGGAATGTATTGTAGGAAGAGGGATAGGGTGGTGCAGTTGTGCCTAACGTACCGCCAGTAATTACTTGATAAATAAATATATTTGAGAAGACAAACTGACCAGCGGTAACAGTTGCTCCCGCAGTCCAGACAGTCGCAGCTACACCTGTGCTTGAGATAGGTGTAGCCGTTATTTGCAAGGTGCGTAAACACCCAGTATCTCTGGCTACTCGCTCACGGGCACTGTTTATGTAATCCGTTAGCTCCGCAGTAGACCAGAATACAGAGTTTGCATCATGCAATAAACGCTGTACTTCCGTGATGTAGGAAGAGAGAGTTGCCATGTTACCTTCATGTTAAGCAACCCTCTGATTGACCTTTCCCCCAACGGATTTCTCAATCCGCAAGGGTACTACGCCAACCGCCGAGGGTAACGAGCGGTTCTTTTCAGGAAGAGTTTCAGATATTTCTACCTTTTGAAACTTCTCCATTGCATCTTCAAGTTCACTATGAAGCCGTATCAAGCCTAGCAAGACAAGATACGGCTCTTTGTTTTCGTCACCGTAACCAAGCATGTGTCTGGCGGCAGAGACAGGCACTTTGACTGTCTTGCCTACAGGGAAATCAAAACCTACAAAGTTGTACTCAGAGTACAAGTCTTTGTCGGAGTTGTTGGTTACATAGACTTCTTCAATCATAGAGTTACAACGTCGCCGTACACAGTAATATCAACAGTGTTGTTTGCCGCAGCACCTGTGTTCACACACACAAACAAAGGAGTTGTATAAATTTTGGATGCAGTATTAGCTGTCAATCCAAAATCTTGATACAAACCAGTGCCAGTGATATTAGAAAGCACAGTTGCGTTAGAAACTGCATTTGCCAAGTTACCATCATTACTAGTAAAGATGGTGACGTTGGCAGCAGCAACACTTCCGTTGGCATTAAAAGCAGTAATACGGCGAACGATGTAGCCAGTACCAACAGTATTGATAGTTGCTACGGCATTACCAGTGTTTCCCATCGAAATGGGGGGATTGGTAGAACCGATAGCAAAGTTGCCAAAACCGTCTGGGTACAGTGCGCCTACATGGTTTGCGTTCATACCTGCTCCTTAGCTTGTATAAGTGCTATTTGCAGAGATACCACCATTGATGGTCAAAGCAGTTACAGCACTAGCACCAGCAATAGTAGACTGAGCAAACACGTTCACGCCATCAGACAAAATCATACCGCCAGTGTTACTGGCAAGCAGAGTTGTAATAGCAGAACCGTTGTTGGCAGTAATCACTACGTTGGCAGAAGGAAACAACAGGTATGTACCTGCGGGAATCACTGTACCAGCGTTAGCGGCAGTCAGTGATACGTTAGCGAAGTAAGCACCAGCAGTGTTGGTGGTTGCATTCGCCAAAATGATTTTATTCATTGCTAAAGCCATGTCTTTTTCTCCTTACAGTGAAAGGTAGTTGTAACCCGTCACCTTGGTCATTGACTTAGGCTTGACGTTCACCAATTCGGCAATCATCAAAACTGCGCCAACATAACCAATTTGCCAGTTAGGGAGTGTGGACTCAAAGCCTGTAAACACAAACGAACCTTGCTCATGGATGTACAAAGACAAGTAGTTAGTGTTCAGGAAGTACACAGTACCTTCAGGGCAGTAAGGGTCTGGATAGATAGGTACGCCAGCAACCATCAAAGCACGAAAAGCGGCTTGCGGGCCATTGTTGTCACCGTCAAAGCCTGAACCTGGGGTGATGACATATTGCTCTTGACCAACAAAGTCTTGAGCCAACAGTGTCCAAGTACCAAAGCCGCAAACACCGAATGAAGGCATCTCAGCGCCAGCTTTCACTGTGCCAGAAATGTATTGCAGGATGTTTTGACGAGTGGGGTTAACTGAGCCAGCGGCATACTGAGTGGATTTCCACCATGTGTATGTGTTGCGGTCAATGTTGCCGTATGTACCAGAGTTAGCAACAGCAGCGGGTAAACCGATAAACTGTTGTGTATTTGTGGTGTTGTTGTACAGGGCTGTAGCCATTGCGTCCATCATCACGTTGGTAGCATCGTTCATACGTGCTTCAATCAACGGGATAATCGCTGCATCTTGCTGAACTGCGCCTTCCATACCGAGGAATGGTACGGGAGAAATCATCAGTTTCAGGTCAAATTCAGCGTTGTAAGCACCTTGTTGAACTGACGGTTGGGCAAAAGAGCC